GAGTCTGTCCCTCCTTGACTGCGTTCAATCAGGTGATCAACAGTGTTTGCATCTGCTCCACACCAATAGCATGTGTAATTATCTCTGAATAGAACCTCAGCTCTTATCTTGCGCCATGCTGTTGTGCTTCCTGTGCTTTTTAATGTGCTCATCAGTAGTAGTTCCTCTTGATGTGATGTCTCCATGCATTACACATTGAACCATAACGGATTGTTATATATTTGATTGAGGCATCAATCTGCCTATATCCATCTAAATTCCTATAATGCTGTGAACGCATCTGTCCTAAGCCGTAATGTGATCCATTGTGAGCGCTTACATTCCACCTTGATTCTTTGTTGATGATTTTCTTAAAGCACTCATATTGATTGTCATTTACCAATCTTGAATGTGCATAGAGCTTTAAGGAATCAATCTCATTAGCGTTAGCGCTCTGTAGGCCAAGCGCCGTAAGACATAGAACTCCCCAAAGCACCAAACGACCCCGCGAGCTATCAGCCTCCGGCGCTCGCTCGGGGCGTGTGGAGCGTAATGCCTGTGTCAAATACATGTCAAACACATTTGCAAAAGCGCAGGTCAGAGCCTTAATGTGGCGTGTCATTTATCGCCTCCCCATCCCGTACCTTTGAAATGAATTGGGTTGGCTGTCCAAATTCTTTCCATAGTGATCAGACAGAATTGGCATGATGGATGGATGATTGATTCGTCATAGCCTGCCTTTAGGCTAGCCAAAGAGCTGCACACCGGGCATCTAAATTCATAAATCGGCATTGTAGGCAGTCTCCTTATCTAGCAAGGCAATCCCCATGACACCGCATGATTGACATTTTAGGCACACGACATATTCCGGCAATGTCCACTCATTTTGCACAATGGTTTGATTTGTTAGCTTACCCTCAACCCTGCATTGATACTTAATAACCTGTGCCATATATACTCCTTGAAAAGTCTGCCATTGGGTGCAAATCCTGTTGTGCAATCCACCATGAGCCATCTGATCGCTGTTGTTTGTTGCGTTTGGCCATGACAATGGGTATCCATCCGCAAACCCGTAATTTGGGCATTGAGCCGGTCACCAAGATGGCAATGTCCTCTTTGCGGTCAAGCTCTGTCAGGATCAGTGATCCATCTAGCCATTTAGTCCATTTGACCTCAATGTTATGACCCACATCAGCTCTTTCTTTATAGTTAATATTGCCAAGGTCAATGGGTTGCCTGAAATACTTTGAGACAGCCACCTCAGCTGCAATTGCCTGAGATTGTTGCACTACAAATTCAGCAAAATTCAATTGCTCCTTGTCATGCTGATAATTGCGTTTGAATGTGCGCCCTTCCCATTGTGGTTTGTATCTGATGGCGCGTTGCAGACCTGCCTCAGTGATTGCAATTTGTTCCTCACTTGTCAGTTGCACAATCATTTGCAAGCCTCACAAAACCACAGTTTGTCATCAATAAATCTGCCAAACTCTTTGGTTTGCCATGATTCGCATTTGTCACACCACTCATGTGTCAATCGTGGGTCAATTAAGCGTGGCACATCTCCCAGCAATGTTGATGATCCATCAGCTCTAACAATTTCTACATATCCCATTATGAGAGCCTCCATTGCCCGGTGGTTGCACTGCGTACCATCCAATGAGGATCACATTGCTTTGACTTTGTTTTTTCCACACAGAAATACCCAGCCCATTGCTTTTCAGCATCACCTTTAGCCTCACGCCTTACCATGTGGCCATGTGCGCACAACGGAGCTTCATTGAGCACCTCACCACCAAGCTGCTGCTCTAATTGCTCAACAGCTGTGCCAATGGTTTCAGCGCCAGCGCTTTCTACAGCCCAGTAATCAGTCTCAACCGGCTTTGGTTGTTCAACTCTTGCCATGTCCTGTGCAGTGCTTTTAAGCTCTGTAGGCAAGACCAAACTGATGCAACGACCTATTGCGCTCGTTGTCGTATCTTCAATGAAAAAGCGTTTCATGTGGGTTGGATAAAATGCCACATTGCCGTAAGCGTAATCAACGCCGGCAGGCAACTCAGTCACATCATCCCGATAACACTCAGCCTTGACCAGCACATGGCCTTTGTCAGCTGAAAATTCCACAATCTGCGTGACAATGCGCCCCATTGGAAACGCCTCCTGCCAACGCTTTACCCTGCTCTGTACATCCTCATAATTCTTTAGATCAAATGCCATTTGTCATGCTCCCGATTCGTAGTTGTTGTCCATTGCGATTGTCTTTGGCATATTGGGTCTGCTGTTCCAATGTCCAAACTGTGCCGTCATGCCAGCGTGATGTCTCATGGAGGCAGTCATAGCAATAAGATCTCACAACCGGCTGTGCGCCGTAATGAGTCTCGCTAATTGTTGTTGTGTAGGCCTGTCTCATGGCCTTTGGATGCACTACTGAGCGCCCAAATTCATCCTTTACAAAGCCAAACCGGTCTTTGCAGGTGTCGCAATAAACGCCGCTTTTAGCCTTAACGATTGGCATGTGATGCCTTTGATAGAGCCTGCCCCCGGCGATAGCCAATTGCTTTGCCCTCTTTGTAGCCATCTTCGCGCCCCATGTAATAGCCACAGGTTAAAAAGAAAATATGTGTAAAAAACAAAATGATTTGCAAAATAGTCATTTGAATTCTCCCGATTCACACAACCCGTTTGGGCTGATGGATTAAGGGTGGGGGTAAATGACAAAAAAGGCAAACCTATTTCGGCGTGTCATCCCCATTTTTTGGCTTGTCTTTTAGGCCGTTTGAGGCTAAGACTGAACCCAAAGCGCCTGTTAGAAAGATTGTAAGCGTGGATAACAGCTCAATAAATGCCCTGTCGTTTGGGGCTTGATCGCCTAGTGGCTGAGTTACAAAGATAAGAGCGTAAAGCATGCCACCGACAGAAAACACAAAGGTAAAGGAAAGAGCAACGCCAATAAAAACAATCAGGCGAGCTTTAAGCTGCTCATTGCTTAAGCGTGTTTCATGCCTTGGCTTGCGTGTCAACGGATTCTCCAAATATGTCCTCAGTGCAGACCCCTTGAGCCTCACATTGCGGCGGATTACATTCAGGCTTTTGCCAGTTTTCATATTCTTGGCATGGGTAGCGTGTCCAACCCTGATATGAGCAGGATGTCAGCAGACCAAGACCCATCATGACTGCTGCCACCCGTACCCATTTCGGAGTCACTTCCCCTTGACCCCAAAAGCTGCATCATTAGGATTTAACCAACGCAGGATCACAGGCGCAACTGCAGCGCCTCCTGCCATGGCCAAAGTCTTTGGATCAGTCTCGCCTGCCATGTAAAGTGCAAGAGCTGCAGCAAAGAATGAGCGCGCCCATGATGCTGCAATTGCTTTAAATTGCTCCATTATTTTTTGCCTTTCTTTTTGCCTTGTGCCGGATGAACTTCTACTGTTGGAAATTCGCCCTTATATGGCACATATTTAGGTGAGCCAAAACCAACAATCTCTTTACCGATTGTGCGCTCCTTGACCATTACCATCCCACCATTACGCTGAGAGCCGCTACCGGATGTATTGCCCTCAATAGTGGTGACTGTGTTTGCATTGATGCCTACAACAATGCCCACATGGCTAATCCGATCAACGCCATCACCAGGAAAATCCATAAAGGCCAAATCCCCTAGCTTTGGAATTTGTGACCAGCGCCCGGAGTCTTGAAAAACTGTTGCACCTTTGAGTGTGCTTACGACTGAATGAACCTTTACGCCGGCTTCTTTTAGTACCCAGTTACAAAATGAACCACACCAAGGCAATCCATTTGCTTTCATGGCCTCACCATATTTGGTGATGTTGTCAGGTGTTTCCACATAGCCAATCTCACCTTTGGCGATTTCAATTGCGTGTGGTGCAGATCCAATTGGATAACTCATGTGCGATCATAAGTTTTCAGAGATGCAGGAATTGGCTTTGAGTAATCCCATTTGGCAATATAATCGCCAGTGCCATCTGAGTCATTGCGTAGCTCAATCGCTCCACGCTTCAACTCTGTTGAATTTTCCAATTCAGGAAGTGCTGCAATAAGTTCTTCATAAAGTCCCACAATTAGCTCCTAATCCATACGCCTGAAAAGAATGTAATAAGTGTTGCTGATTCCCCGTAATACTGCAGAGATGAACCAGTTTGGCGGCCATAAACTTCGACATAGTCAGTTGACCCATTGAAATAGACAATCATGCTTCCACCGCCGGCATATCCATCACCTTCGGTTGCTTGCAACCATGCATAATTGCTGCCGTTTTTGTAGATATTTATATCTGCAGCTGCAACGCGACCTGCAACGGTTACGTTTAGTTGATAATAACCGGCCTTGGTGGGTGTAAAACGATAATTTGTTGTGCTATCAAAGCAATTATCTGTGTCCCACAACTCAGTATTGAAATTTACTTTTGTAAATACTCCGCTGGAAATACCTGTTTGGTTTGCATTTAATTTAACCATAAAGGTTGGCCCGGATGAACCTGCAGGAGTTGCCCACGCCAATCCGGTTGCTGCGCTTGAGTCAGCTGTCAACACTTGGCCATTTGTACCGACTGCCAATCTTGCAGGTGTATCTGCAGCAGTAGCGGCAATCAAATCACCCTTTGCATCAACAATGGCATTTTGAATTGCGTTTGAGTCATCCTGTGCAACCCATGAAAAATCAAGATCAGTGCCTGATGCTTTGGCAAGCACCTGCCCTGTTGTGCCGCCTTTAAGATCAACAAAAGATGTATCCACACCGCCAAGAGCTGTGCGAATTGCAGCCGCTCCATCTTTGACTAAATCGGTGTCACTTGGGACTGTCCATCCAAAGTTTGTCGTTGTCGTGCTCATTTTGCTCCTATTCTCAGGCCACTATTGTGGCACTGTTCCAATCCAAACTAGCGCTGATTGTGTTCCATGTCTCCAAAGCTCCGACATCATTCCATTTCATAGCTTGCAGACTGAAAGCCGTTGGAGACACATTGAGAGTTAAATTCAGGTTGTTGTAACTTGCCCTAAATACCCAGCCTTCAACAAAGCCTTGAAAACGACCATTCACCATATTGGATGGCAAATCCTGAATGTCAACGGGCAATCCCATAAATACATTGAGCAAAGCATCTCTGTCAGCATCATCAATTTCAGGGTTGCCCAAAGGAAATGTGATGCTTTGGAAAATATCCTGTGGGTAAGCGCGGATGGCTAAATAAAAGTCAGCTTGGCTTGCCGCATCAGCAGTGTTTTCAATGGTTGTGGAGATTATCTGTGCCTGCTGGCCATAACTAGCAATTGAGTCAGCATCAAGAGCTGTGGCCTCAGCATTGTTTTTATATTGGATTGTGACCTTATTTCGTACATCACCCAACCTGCGGATTGTCCTAATTCCTGATGTGATGGCGTTATTGCCTGTGAGGACTGTGTATCCATTTGCAGCAAGATAAGAGCTGCGGTGGGTACTGTCTGCATAGCCAATGCGCCCCTGAGCATCCTCATAAAGATAACCAAGCCCTGATGTGGCCAAAGCGCTCACTAGGCTATACATATCCACAACAGAGGATGTGCGAGCTGTGAGCTCATAATTGCCGGGGCGGTCAATGTTGCCCAAACCTGAATTTTCAGCATTTGTCCAATCCGTTGATGGGTTATAGGTTGCCCATGTCGTAGCCGGCGGCACTTCATTCCATGTGTTGAAAAGAGCTGCGCTGAGGATTGTGTAAATCTGATTCCCGTCCTCATCCTTGCTTAAAACGCCATCAGTCAGTGTTTTTGGCAGCTTAGAAAGAGCACCAAGAGCCGTCACCCGGATTACCTCATTGATGCCGCCTGTGCCGGATGAAGTCACCGAAACTTCACGATCTGTCACATATCCGCCAAAGATATTTACAAATGTGCCTGTTGAGTCTTTGACCTTGATTGATACCTGATCATTGACATCAATGACAATGCCGGCCAAATCAAGATTGATAATTTCCATGTTTGCATAGCCTGCAACCGGCTGTGAGTAAATGTCAGTGCGGCCTGATGTGATTGTCAGATTGGCCAAAGTGAGGTTTGTGTAATCGCCACCGCCGTTGATAGTCAGTGACCATTCAGGCGTAAATTGGCTCATAAAATTAGGCTTTCAGCGCCAAGAGCGCCGCGACCATAAGAGCGATTAAGCACATCAACAATTGAACGGGCAGCGGCTTCAGGATCACCAACGACACCCATATTAACTGTGACCTGTGGAGCAGGTTGATTTGTGTAGCCTGCCGGAGCTCCACCAATTGTCACTGTTGGTTTCAGATTGGCTAAAGATTCCAATGCTGCGCTACTGGATGCCGCGGCTGATGAAACGCCTCCACCGGTTGAGCCGGTTGATGGTGCGGATACCTTTGGCACAGTAACACTTGGCACTGTAGGCACTGAGACTGATGCACTCGAAACTGTAGGCACTGACAATGTTGGCTTTGAAATAGTTGGGATATTAGGCAAAAGAGGCACAGCGTTGTAAGCCCTGATGAGCGCGTTGATGCCATCAATTGCGCCACCAATAAGGCCATTGATTACCTTGATAACCCCAGCAATTACATCAATGACACCGCCGGCAATCTTGCCCACAACTGTGAGCGCTCCACCTAATACTGTGCCAATAACAGGTGCAAGATATGTGGAGATGTAACTGCCAAAAGTTTTAAATGTGTCTAAGTTGTCACCAATCGCATCTTTAATGCTATTGAAAGCGCTGACTAGGCCATTCCACACAGGAATAAAAACTGACTGAATAGTTTTGGCAACGCTTGAAATATACCAACCCAAACCAGTTGTGCCGCTAAAACCGCCGTTTAATGCTTCAAGGATTGGCTGTGCAACCTGATTGATATATTTCATCAGCTTTTCAAGAATAGGCAACAAAGCAAAACCAATGGTTTCTTTGGCTTCATTGAAGGCAACCTGCATACGAGCAATGCGGCCTGAATAAGTCTCAGCATTTGCTGCTGCTGCGCCACCAAAGAGATCAGAAAGTTTTCCTTGTGCCTGCTCAAATGACATTGTTTTGAGTTCGGCAGCTGTAAGGCCTAATTTTAGTTTGCCAAGAGCTGCTGTGTTTCCGTCATAAGCCAAACCAAGCGCCTGTGATACAGCTTCAAGCGGCTTACCTGTTGATGCGCTGATGTCCATGGCAAGGCTAAGCAATTCCTGTGCTTTGCCAAGGTCATTTGTGGATAAAGCCAATTTTTGAAGTGCTGGGCGCAAATCATCATCAGCCACACCGGTGGCCAAAGACATTTGCAGGATTGCATCCTCAGTGGCCTTTATTTGCCCTTCAGTTGCCCCTGTGGCGCTTTTGAGAGCCATGGCAAGCTGTAGCTGTGCCTTCTCATCCTCAATGGCCGCTTTGACCCCGTCAATGCCAATTTTGACTGCGTAAGCTCCGGCAGCAACAGCGGCTGCCGCAAAGGCTGCTCCGATAGCTTTGCCAGCCTTGCCCATCTTATCGCCAAAGGTGTCCACATCAGCTGTGGCAGCTTTCAGGCTTTTATTAAGATTATCTACATCACCAAGGATGGAAAGTTTGAGTGTGCGTGAGCCGGCCATCAGTCAAACCTCTTTACTATTTCGGAAAACCCATTCTCCCATTTTTTCAGGATTTCAGGCTGCACACTTCGCAGTGTTGGATAAATCCACCAACCGCGAGAGCCGCGACCTTCGCGCCCTGACCAAACAGGAAATTGCTTGAACTTATTAGATCCAAACTCAGCGCCACCCCATAGGTCACGCGTTGTTGCACCGCCGGAAAACTTTTGAGATGCAAAGCCGTATGAAATCTCACCAATCTTTGAAGATTTTGAAACTCTTGAACCCTCAGCAATGCGAGAGGCAACCTTTGGGATTGCTCGCGTTTGACGGGCTGCAGCCTTTACCTTATCGGCAACAAATTCTGCTAGGCCGCCTGAGACTGTTTTGGCCTGCTCCGTGGCTTCATCATCCATTGCCTTGAAAGCCTTGGTGATGGCGCGCAATTCAGCTTTGTCATAGCTGATTGCATCACTTGCCATTTTGCTTCTCCAAAATCTCTAGCACTGTTAAGACATCCTCAGCTGATTCAAATGCTTGATGTGGGAGCCCCGTTTTTATTGAGAGCTCCCACAGCATGCGGCTTAGGCTTCCGGCTGGGTAACTTTTGGGCTTGCATCACCGACTTCATAGCCTGCGATAGTTTCAGTCCACACATCAATTGGCTTTACAGGCTTGCCTGCTGCCTCTCGCTTCATAGCGTGATACGCAAGAAAAATAATGTCTGACAGACCAATTTTGTCCTGTGCATTTTGAACGCTGTTGCCTGTGGACTTCTCCCATTTTACCCACTCAGGGATTCCGGCCACATAGGTGACTGAGTCTCCTGAGTTATATTCAATTGTGATTGGTAGCTTCATTTCATTTCCTCCCGATTAGTTGTTTTTAGCTGAAAGTTTCAGCAGGTGTGCCTACAACTGTAAATGATAGGTCAACAGTTTGAGCATCAGGTGCAGCGCCGCCTACAGCTGGAAACACAGGGAGCACATTAAATGCAAACACTGCGCCGGTTACAGCTGTGAGTGATACTGCCAAAGTTGTGTTTGGTGCTGATTCGCATGCAGTCCAAAGAGCTTCGCATAGCGATCCGCTAGCGCCCCAGTCTGCAAGCATTGACACATCAAAAGTCCACTGATCGTCAATGTGCTTGTATGCCTTGCCATCAAGAGTTTGATATGTCTCAATGGTTGGTGAGTTTGAAAGAACCGCTGATGATGCCTGTGCATCATAGCTGGTGGACGCAATCGTCAATGTGAGATCGCGACCAGTGATGATTGTCGTTGCCACTTTTGCTCCTTAGTTTGTTTGTGTGTAGTAGGTAGAAACAGCAATGTCAGCTGTGAGCATTGTGGATGCTCCAACTTCCACCGGCGTTGGCCTTGATGTGCTTCCTACTTCGTACCCTTGCGGAATGGCCGCAAGAATTCCCATGATGAGCTGCTCCAAATTATCAAGAGCGCCCGGATTGCTGTTGTAAGCCACAATGGCTGTGATTGTAAAATTGATTTTTACTTTGGTAAGAGAGCCAATCAATGTGGGCTCTAAATATGGTGATCCTGGCACAATTGCAATTGCCGGTGGGATTGGTGACTCAGGCACAGAGGCATAAGAGGTTGCAGCCAATGAATTAAAAGCTGCTGCAAGGGTAGCTCTAGTTCCGGCAATGGTTGAGGCTGTCACTGAGCAAATCCCTCAGCATCTAAATAAGGATAAAGCAAAGTGCTGACACGATTGGTGAGGCTGCGCCCCATGCGGTATGGCGTAGATGCAAAATCAACGCCCTCAATCTGCCCACCGGCTGCAATGCGTGATTGAAAAACTTCAACGGACACAGCAAGGATTGCAGACTCAATTGCATCATTGCCTGCATAAATTTCGGCTGCAGAATAGCCTGAAAGTGTGGCTGTGCCTGATGGGATTGATTCGCGCAAATTGACATCTGCATTTGTAAGCGCTGCAGTAAATTGGAATTCACCGGCTGTTACAACTGTGTGTGTTGCGCTGAATGGGGATGGTAGGCCGGTGACAATGACGGATTGGCCTACCGAAAAGTGATGGGGGCGCAATGTGTAGAAATAGGCCACATTGCTTGTGAGCTTGTATGAATCAACCGCTGTCGTGTTAGCAACCAGCATTGGCAAAATTACAGCCTCGCTAGTGTTCACAATCTCATTGAGATAAGCATCATTGTAAAGAGATGAGCTCACGCCAAGCACCGCCCTGAGCTGTGCTGCTGTAACAATGCTTGGCATGAGTCATCCTTTCGACTGCTGGGCTAGATCGGGAGAACTAGCCCATGATTAAGTGTGGCGAATTACGCCTTATTATTTTTAAACGCGCCTGCCGCAATCTTGGTGGCCAATGCACCAAAAGAATACAAACCGACTGTGACAGAGCCATCAGCTGTTGATTCTGCGCGGAGTGTGTATTGCGCAGGATCTTCGTACCATGTGTATGCATCTGGATTGACCATGAGCAATGTGCCATCCACATCTGTTGATGTGAGTGATGGATCTACATAGAAATCAAGGCCTGCGACATTTCCGCGAAGGCTGGTGGCTGAAATTGCTCCACCGGCATTCTGAGGCTGTGATGCAATGTAGATTGGGCGGCCTGAGTCATTGAGTGACATGATATTTTGCCACTGACCTGTACCTGCAATCATGCGTGTTGCAAATGGGTTTGGTAGCCCTGCAGTTGCACCATAAACAGATGCTGCACCGCGACCAACAAAAGCCAAAAGCTCTGCAGCTGTTGGATATGTTGTTGTTGTTGTGCCATCTGCTGTTGCACCTGAAACGATTGCTGCAGAGACATAAGCGTTTTGCGCTTTAGCCATTGCTGCGACCATGTTGCGGTAGAGCTCGTCATAAAACGCAGGATTGCTGCGTGTAAGAAGCTCTACAGAGAATTTTTGCTGTGAAGCAAACTTCTTGACAGTCACAGAAAGGAAAGAGCTCTGCTGGTCTGTCTCAGAAAACGCTGCATCTTCATCCGCGGCTGCGGCTGTTGGTGCTGTTGTAATCTTTGGAATCTCAAATGTGAGGCCTGCTCCTGGAAGAGTGCCGCGTGAGATTGCATCAATTGATGGACGGATCATTGTAGAAAGTCCGTTGATTACGCTTGTTAGCTGTGGGGTGGGATTGAATGCACTGTTGTCTGTGGTGTTATCTGCGGCGAGCACATAACGCTTTGCATCTTCATCACCAAGAGCAGCCTGAATCTTGTTTTCAAGATACTTTGCTGCAGTTACTTCAATGCGTGGCTTTGTTGTGAATGTTCCAACAGCTGTTGCTGCTGCTGTTACTGACTGCGCGGCTTCTACCGCCGGTGCGGCTTCTGCCTGTGTGGCGATTTCGTCCACTTCGTCTCCTTCGTTTGTTGTTTCTTCTGCATCCGGTGTGGATTCAGAATCTTCTGATGCTGCTACTTCAGACACGCGAGCGCTTCGGATAGCAGGCTCTGATGTGAGTGCAACGCCTGTGAGCTCTCCAGCAAGAATGCGCACAGTTCCATCTTTTAGCGTTTCATATTCGTCAATTGAAACTTCAACTGAAAAACCATCACGCAAACCCTCAGCAGCTTCAACCAATGCATCATTTCCTGCTGTTGTCTCAGCAATTTTAAATGTAGCCAAAATTTGATTGTCACTTTGTTCCATGCTCAGTGTCTTGCCAATTCTGCGTGATCTGTCATGCTCTAGGTTAAGCAAAACAGGCTGTGCCTCAATTGAACCCTTTGCAAATTGGGTCTTGCCAATTGATGTGTTGCCGGTTTCTTCAAAAGTCACAATTGCACCTGTGATTGTGCGCTCTGCTGAATCAGCAGCTGTAACCTTCATTGATGTTGTCAGTTTCTTCATAGCAGCATGTCCTCTTCTTCGCGGATTTCATCAACAGTAATTGCACCGATTTCGAACAATGTCTTATATGCAGCAATGCGCTCAGCTAGTGAACCGCGCAGGAAGTCATCCAAATCAAATCGCACAACCTGGCCTGCAGGCACAAAATCCGCAAAACTCATTCTTTGCTCTACTACTGAAAGGTAATTTCTAAATGCAAAGTCAATAAGATCCCGGCGCTTGTCTAATGCGTTGCTATATGTGAAGGTGGATTGCTGTGCATCTACAAAGTACGCCGGGATTCCTGTGGCTCGCGCCAATTCCAAAGCGACATAATTGCGCGCTTCATTCATTTGCAATGACTTTGGATCATAGCCAAATGTGTCCAGCTTTACATCAGCGTTTAAGAATAGAAAAGCCTTTTTTGTACGCTGCAATAGTGCTTGCTTTAACTTAGCAACGCGGTCTGCAGGCAATGATGTGCCATTTGATGACAGCACCATTTGTGGTGATGGATTGAGTGCAAAGTCTAGAGCAGCAGCTTCAAGAGCAGCAGCGGCCTTGATTGTGCGGCCTGCGCGAGAGAGTAAGCCCTCAGAACATCCAGCAAATACAACCAAATTGTTTGCATCAATATAACTGCCATCAATCATGTACGCGGTGATTTCAGTTGATTGTGCGTTTGTTTGAATGGTTACACGCTCAGGTGCAATGCGTTCCATTGCGCGGATTCTTCCCGTATCAGCATAACGCTCAGTTGCGTATGCGTAGGCTGTGGGATGAAAAAATAGATCTGAAACTATCCAGCTCCAAAATACTGAGCCGGCTATGCGTGGATCAGGTTGATTGATAACGCGTGGCTGTGGTTCTACGCGCTCGCCTGTTCCTTCATTGCGCACATGCATAGGCAGTGAGCCAATTGTTTGAATGATTGAGCAAGCGCGGTTGATTGTAGGCACACTCATTGCCTCAGCGCGTGATGCAGTGGTATCGGAAAGATAAAACAATGGCGCTTGGCCTGAATAATATGGCTGCAAATTGGCAGCATCTACCTGATCAACCGGCTGTGCGGCAGCTTCTACCTTACGCGGTACAAAGCCATCAAAGAAACCCATGCCCTCATTTTACGGGCGCAGGTAGCGTTACATCACCATGATGTCAAGGTCTGTCGCTGGGCGTGTCGCAAAATGTGTAACGAGAGCTGTAGCCACAGCACCGCACACAACAGCATTGGATGCGCGGCGGCCAATGACCCAACCGCCATCACCGCGCTTTAACTGCACAGCTGAAAGCATTTGTGTGGAAAGCTCCGGATTCGGTTTGTAATGCAAGCGCCCGGAATTGATAGCGCCCAGCATTTCATCACAGGACTGTGGATAAACCGCATCCATGTCATAAGTTGGTATGCCGGCAGGCGTGAGCCTTGCCGCGACAGCTCCGGCTGTGCGCCGGCTGTATAGGACATAGTCCGTTGAATATTTACGAGCATAAAATGCAAGGTCATTGGCAATGGCTTTATCATCAAGCTGCAACGGATTATCCCAGGTATGCAAGAGCTTCACGCCAAATGTGCCATCATCATCAATCTGCTGTGCTCCAACAAGCGCGGCAAATTTACGATCCGGTGAGAGATCAATTCCCAGCCATGTGCTTTTATCTTCGACCAAATCAAACTTATCATCAGAGCATGCCGCCCACTTTGAGGCATCTACGCATGAGCTGATGGCCTGAACCCAGCGGCAAAGCACTTCGGTTTGCACCACATCAGGCGGATCATTGAAAACCGCCCTGATATTGTCAGGATGGATTGTTGTACCCAAAGCCGGGTTACTCCATGCGGCATTTTCTAAGCTGACATCATCAGTGGGCGCTGACCATTCAAAGTAGCCAATGTCATCCTCATTGCCAGCAATTGCAGCAAGAGCGCGCGCGCGGAATTGGTTGAGCACAATGCTACTTGCATCACCGGCGTTTGTGTACGCCAAGATCATAGGATTTTTGGCAGCCATCAAGGTGTAACGCAGTGAGGCAAAGGATTCAAGGTCTGTCATCTCGCGTAATTCATCAAGATGGATTGTCTCCGGTTTGGAAACGCCGCGCGCAGCTGAGCCGCCGGCCTTCACAATAAAGCGTGTGCCATGAAGTGTCTCAATTTCCTCAGAGCCATGAGTCCAGCGGATGCGCTTGACCTGTGAGGCTAGAAATTCATTGCCTTCAATCAAATCAACGAGTGATCTAAATTGCTCCAATGATGTGGAAAGTCTGTGAGCTGAGCCAATCTGTAAGGATTCGCCCCATAGGAAAAGGCCACCAAGGATGCGCAGCTGCATCAGAAAACTTTTGCCATTCTGCCGGGCAACGCAGGCAATATTGATGGGGCTTGCCCACCTGCCATCCGGCTTTACTTTGTGGCTGTTGATGATGAAGAATTTTTGCCAATCCATCAGCTCAATGCCGATCTTTTCGGCAAGCTCAATCAGTTCATGGCCTTTTGATGGCAAATCATTGAGCGGCGTGTGGATTCTAGGCTCTGCATGCCCCATAACCGGCTCTGTGTCCCTACCCAAAACCGTTTGCAGCCGATTTGAGCCACTTTCAGGCTCTTTGAGTCCTTCTGAGTCTCCTGCGTGGCTAGTCATGGCTTTTTGAACCGTTTTGGGGGGTAAATGAAACAGGGAGAGTCAGGGGTGTTCCCGTGCTATTAAAAAAACCGCCCTTTTGGGCTTTTCGGCCTATTCGGCCATAATTGCAC